GCTTCGGGTAATTCTTTGGCAAGTTTCTTAGCAATTTTTTTAGCGATGCCACCTGCGCCAAAGTCTTGATTCTTTTCTATATCAGAACCTAGAATGCCTTTGATTATGTCACGAAGTTGTTCGGGATCTTTGTCTACTGAGCCTCCTTCTGCAAAGAAGTCAGGAAGTTCAATCATACGTCTTGTTTCTTGTTCATATGTGTCTTCAGGTCTTACTTGTGGTCTAGGTCCTAATAATTCTTTCAAGCCTTGTTGATAGTCTTCTTGATATCTTCTTGGTAAACCTTCTCTTATGTTTTGAGGTAATAAATTAATTAGTGTAGCTTCGTCACCTAATTTATTTAATGCTCTGTTGCGATGTCTGCCTTCGTGTCCTGCAATCCTAAATGTACCGCCTGACTCTTCGCCAAGCATCAAGTAAGGCAACCAATCAAATCCTTTGTCTCTTGCTATACCCCCTAACAGATCAAGGTATTCTTCAGGATGCATTTTTTTTGAATCCCAAGTGGGACTTCCATATTTATCTAAGCCAATCTTAATGCTGTACTGATGTTCAGGTTGAATGATTGTTGGCACTTGTTTGCCATTCTCAAACTTAATAGCGTCTGTAGGTTTCCCATAATAATCAGGTAATGGCTTTGCATACTTCTCAAAGTCACCTGGGTGTATAACCATTAATGATTTGGCATTGTCACCATCAAAAGCGTCCTTCAATGACTTAAGGTCATACTGCTTCTCAAGGTTAGGCACTAAGTCTGCGGCTTTCTCTACACGTTGTGCGCCATACTCACCTTTAGCGTCTCTAACGTAATCTTTTAATTCTGAAATCTTTCCTTTAGTTGGCTTGTAGTCTTTAGCAAGTGTTTTGGCAATCTTCTTAGCAACACCCCCTACACCGTAACTCTGATCTTTTAATAGATAATCAACTGTCTTGCGTGCGGATGCTCCGTTAGCTAGTCTTGCTGATCCGTCGGGATGAATCTTCCCACCTTTTTTCTTACCTGTATATTTTTTAATAAAATCTCTGTACAAACCAATTTCATCAATATGTTGGGGATCAATAATTTGACGTGCTCCACTCATCATTAATGTGCCAAATGGCTGAGGTGCTTGTTTTGGATTTTTGCTAATAGCTAATAGCTGATCAGGATATTGCAAATCATAAGGTGTTAATGCTTCAAGCTGTTGAACCTCCGCACCTTCTTTGCGTGGTATGCGTGTGTCATATGTTGTGGTGGAAGCCCTGTCTGTTGCATTCAGATGCGTAACATTAGGATCAAGCTCGATAGCTGTGTGTCCTGTAATACCTCTTTCTAAATTACGAAGATCAGGCTCTAATACCGCATGTACAACATCAAGACCGTTAGGCATACTAAATGCTTTTGTATACGTTGGTGTTGTTGCAAGCATAGCAAACTGCTTTCTCATTTCAGGGTTCTTTTCCATTTGCGCTAATGCAATGTCAGGATTTTCAATACCTGCAAAATCTTTTGCGTCAGGATTATTTCGCACCATCTTATTAAATCCTGCAATTTGTTTTTTATTCATATCAGGCAGTGTGATCATAATATTTTTCATAAGCGCGTCTGAAAGATGTTGCGCATAAAAATATGAATCCTTACCCATCTTTGTATATAAGCCAACAACATCTGCGCCACCATATTGTTTTGATGCTCGCTCTGCTGATGATTGAAGTCCCGACGCCGCGCTAAAGTTTGAAGCCCATGCGTCTTCAGGTTCATACATTGGATAACGTGGTCCTCCATATTGTCTTGAAGAGGTAGGAAGCTTTCTTCCTGCAATTGAATATATATCTTGTTGGGAAATAGTTGGATCACCAAATACACCAAGCTGTACTTTGCCTAAATTAGATTCGTAATCAAACATTGAAGGTGGTGCAACTTCTCTCGCAGGTCTAATGTCGTGTTCTAATTCTTTTTCAATATCAAATCGTTTTTTTGATAAGCCTGCGGGGTTTATACTTTTTGTTGGATCAAGTCTAACAAACTCCCCTGTAAGTTGTGGAGCTACACGTTGTGCAATTGTATCAATCTCTTCTTTTGTTTTTGCGGGCGCGCGTTCAAACCGAGGCGGTATTACATCGCTTTTTTTACCAATAGCTCGAGCTTGTTTAGCAACAGAGGCTAATGCGCCTTCGGTTGCTTTCTCAGCTAACTTCTTACCTACTGATTTTAAGAATGCCATCTCGTTCCTTGATGCGTTTCATTACAACTTTGCGTTCGCTTGGTGTGTAATCTAACCAACTTGCTATCTCATCCTTTGTACGTTTGCATGTTTTGCATACTTGTTTCTTAATGTCTAGGTCACATATGTTCTTGCACGGTGTTTGTATTTTCGCCATGTCTTTGATTCCATCTGTCTTCGTGCCAAAACCATATACGTCTGTAGCGTTTGCTATACAACCTCTTACCTTTGTCTGACACTCGCATTTTAATAACGCGCTTTCTTAAACTAAACAACCCAACAACTTTGTAAACAATCATACTGAGTATGGGTTCACGCGTTCTTTGTATTCATAAGCGTCAGCATAATCATCCGATGGGTCATAAGGTCTCGGGTCAATCTCTAACATGCCTGCGTCTCTTAGATACCTAAGTGCTTGCGTACATGCATCCACATAGTCATCATGCGTAGCTTCAGGAAACGAACATATCTGCGATACAAAGCCCTCGGCCCAATCACGTACATATCCACGTCGTACTGTAGACTCGGGAATCCACACGCGTCCATGAGCGATAATGTTTGCAACAATGGAAAGCCTCTGTACCTTGTCCGCTCGACCTGGATTGTAAGCTCGCACAGGTAGATGCGCCCGTTGCATATCTTGTATGAGACTGATTCCACTCGCCTTATCTTCGACAAGGATGAGATCAACTCGTTTACCCTTGACAAATTCTCCTGCGTCAGACTCGCTATCTGCACCATAACTAACTTCATACTCTTCCTGCACTTTCTTTCTTAGGTCAGGGTACTGCATGCGTTCTTGCCATGCATCTATCAACATCACCGCCATGGGCCCGTCCATCGGTTTGAATACGCCGAAGACTAAGCACGCTGTTGGGTCATTGATCGTCTTCTCTGTGTATGCGCAATCGTAACTCTGTATGATGTATTCAAACTTAGGGAATGGTTTCTTCGCGTCCCATAGCTTAAACATATCTCTCTTAACAATGCCACCCTCTTCGGGGTCAATCAGTTCGGCATAGATCTCTTGTCGACCTAGCTTCGTTCCTTCGTACTGCAAGATCTGCTGTTGGAAGCTTGGTGCTAAGTTGTCTATGTTCGCGTACGTTGACGCGGTCGTCATAACAACTTCATTCGATGCGTCGTCAGCTCGTCCTACTAAGTCAACGATCAAGTCTTTAGGACGTGGTGTCGTTGATGCAATGATCCTTGTATGCTTACCAAGTCGCACTGAGAATTGAATCATGTCCCATGCTTCTTGTAAGTAATCCCACGCCGCCAACTCATCTAACCATGCGCCGTGATACTGTCCGCCGCGGAATCGATCAGGCTCTGACGCCGATATGCCTTTGATCAGCGATCCGTTTGTAAGCTTGATCTCGAGTAGTGACTTGTTGTAGTCAGCTACGAGGATCGCAGGTATGCAACTTAATAGACCTGACTCACCTTCTATACATGTACCGCGTACGTCCATCGATGTTGGTGCGGATACTAACCATCTTGTGTTAGGTTGTTCCCACGCCCACCATCCAATCTGTTCTGCGGATGTTCTTGTCTTCCCTGCACCGCGGCCGCCTAACAGTAACCATATCGCCCAATCACCGTGTGGAAGTATTTGGTGATCATGCGCTTGCGTTAACCACTTAATGCGCCACGCTATCGCTATCTGTTTAGCAACGGGTAGCTGTTTAAACTGTGCTTCTACTTCTTTGTCTTTAAGTAACTCAACTACGTCGGTCACTTGGCCTGTCTCTTTAACTCTAGGTTCTTAATCATCTCGTCAAAGATGTTTACATTGATGTTGATCGAGTCAGCTTCATTGTCACCAACGTGCGCAATGCGGTCACTGTACTTCTTAGGTTTAAGTTTCGCGGCCACCCACTTGCGAGCGTCCACTCTATTCTTTTGCCATTGAACGTAGGCGCTGTCATAACGAGTCTTGTTACCCTTGTCGTCAACAATCTGTTGTGGTAGCTCATCGCTGATTGCGTGTATCTCGTCGGCCAATGTGTCAGCTTGGTCTTCCCTCGCGCGCGCATATATCTCCGTGAACTCTTTGTGACGCAACAGCCACTCGTACACCGCAGTCTTCTTCGGCATCTTCGCATCGCTACAAATCTTTACTAAACTCTCACCGTCAGCAATCCTGTCACAGATCTCCAAAGCAATCTCGAGACTATAGAGCGTAGGTCTTCCACCCTTGTTAACGCTTACTGAGTCCTTGTTAGATTGTCTAGCTTCCATCTCGACCACAGAAGTATCCGCATCTATGTCTTTGTAAGATGTTTTGACTTTCTTTGTTTGTATTGTATCTACCATAATGGTAAAGAATGTAAGCGGACAATAGTGATAAGTCAAATAATAATTAGTCACTAAATCTTTTTAGTTTGTATTTTCTTTTCGGGGAAATTTTATACGGGCGTATTACGGAAAACATACGGACGTATTACGATGATTGATACGGACGTAATACCAACCAAGAACCATAAACAAATAACAATAAACAATATTAGAAGGGCGCTAATT